TACCGCGTTAGCTGGATCGACGGCTCTTGGAACTGGGGTAGCAGACATCCTTGTTTCTCCTAGTGACATGACAACACTAGCGGATAGTTGGGATGCAATGCCTGACTTCTTGAGAACGGAAGACGAAGATGGGTTGGTTGGTAAGGATCTTGCTGCAACCCGGTTGCGTAATAAACTCCGTTTAGGTGTTGAAGGTGCAGGGTTTGTTGGTGCAGCTGAAGCCGTGTTGCCTGTGGTTGGAGCTACCGTTCGTGCCACAGCACAGGTTCCAGGTGTTCCTACCGTAGCTCGGGCATTGTCCTCTGGTATAAACTACATAGGGGCACGTCTTGGTGATGTAAAAATTATTAGACAAAAACTAACACCTGATGGGTTTACACCTCCTGAGATTGCTACTGCTATTCGTACAGCAGAGGGCATGACTGAGGGACAAGAACAAGCAGCATCGAAACTTGTATCAAAGTATGACAGTGCAATTAAGAAAGCCATTAGATTTCAAAGTTTAACGTTTCGTGGTAAGTCAGGTCTACAACGTGCCCACAATGATACGATGGATTTTCTAACTGGTGAGTTGTCAGAAGACGCTTTCAGAAGTTCATATGGAAAGGCTGCTACCGAAGCTGCTACGAATATGCGTGGCATGATTGACGAAGTTAGCACAGAGTTTGAATCTTCCGTTAGAGCGGCACCAAATCTAAACGATGAACAGAAAGACAATTTAATACAGCAGTTTTCAAACGGACAAGGGAAATACATACGACGGCTGTATGAGCTACATTTACAACCAAATAAGTTTCTTGGGACTGATATAGCAGCACTGCCTCAGTATGCCGGAGCAAAACAACAAGTCACAGATTTCCTGCAAAGACAAAACCCTCAACTCCCAACGGGAGACGCTGCTCGTCAGGCAGAACAAGCGATTGATGATATTTTTGACAACGCTCTTCAGCTTGGAGATCTAACAAACGAACAACAAGCTAAACAGTTGGCAAAGACTGTGGGTCAAGGTTTCAAAGAAAATCAAGGTCGCACCTCGTTGTTTCGCCTTGCAGAAGGTATGTTAAAAGATAGAACTCAAATGTTGGATGAAGCCCAAATGTTACGAGAGATGATGGGTGAGGTTCGCAATCCTCGTGAGGCATTTCTTAGAACCATTGACAACATGGCTACGACTAGAGCATCTCAAAGATTGTTTGATAGTATCACAGCTACAGGTGTTAAGAGCTATGATGAAGCCTTACAGGGGATACAGGCTGGAGCACGGCCTCTTGTTGTAGACGGAACGACGGTTCTTACCCCTCGACAAGAACGAAGTTTAACAGGTGTTCAGTATGTTAAGCTTGGAGAACTTGATCCAGAAAAAGCTTTCGGTGGAACGTATGGATCTTTGTCTGGCAACTATGTTCCAAGTGAAATTTATAACTCTTTAACTACTCCTGCTCGTACACATTCTGGGGCACAAGATGCACTGGCAGTGGCATTACAACTAAAAGGTTTATCACAGATATCAAAAACTGTTTTCAGTCCTATAGCACAAGTCAGGAACTTTTTGTCCAACACATTTATCATTGGAGCAAATGGTTTATGGGGAAGAAACACAGGGGTTTTTGAGAGTGCAGAGGTTCTTTTAGCCAACGCATTAGACAGTCCCAAGCAAGCTAAGTTTCTCAAGTCCATGGGTGACGAAGGAATGATAGGTCAGAACATCCAACTAAACGAGCTTACACGTTTGTTGAAAGAGTCCGTTGAAGGTGGTGTATCTGCTAGATTACAGAAAGCAGGGGATGTCTTTCGTAGGTCAAAAGCTGGAGCACCCGTCAGATTCATGGAGAAAGCCTACCAGATGGGGGATGACTACTGGAAGGTGGTAGGTGCCCTTGGAGAGAAAGCTCGTTACGGAGCGGCTCTACGCAAGGCAGGACTAGATATAGAAAACCTCGCTCCAGAGGTACAAACTGCTTTACGTCAGGCGGGTATCGTACAACGCACCAGTTCTATAGCGGGAACAGACTTTGGAGACATGCTTGCCATTGATTTGGTGAAACAAACGATGCCCACTTACTCCATGGTGCCACAAGCTATCAAAGACTTACGCAAGATTCCTGTTGTTGGTAACTTCATGGCGTTTCCTGCGGAGATAATTCGTACTTCTGGCAACATCGTCAACCGCTCTCTTAAAGAGATGGGGTTCAGGCCTACAAAAGAGTTGATTGAATCTTTAGAGTCACTCCCTGCTGTAAGAGAAACCATGACTCCTAATCAGTTAGCTGCTGATACCGCTCGAGCTACAAAAGAAGCTAGAGTGTTGGCTCGTCAAATCCGTGGCATCGGAGCACAGCGTTTGTCTGGCTACGTGTCTATGGCAACGGTTGCGCCTCTGGCAATGCGTGGTGCAGCGCATGAGATTCTTGAGATCACACCAGATGAAGAAGAGGTTCTAGAAAAGTCCGCTCCTTTCTGGACGCTAGGAAACACTTTGATGTATTTAACTAAGCCGAATAAAAAAGGTGAAGCGGAGTATGTGGACCTATCATACATGCTGCCTTATGAGTTTATGTTGACACCCGCTCGAGCGGCTCTTCGAACCTATGCAAACAAAGGAGAGGTTGGTGCCGGAGAAGCAGAACAAATTCTGTCTGCCTCATTTGAAGCTTTCAAGAAGTTTGCCGAACCCTTTGCCTCAGAGGGTTTAGCTGCGGAACGTGTAATCGATGTAACCACCCGACAAGGTAAAACACAAACAGGTGCTGAGATTTATGAGGAAGGTGAACTAGTAGGGGACAAACTAAAGAAATCAGTTAACCATGTTATGGGAGCTTTTGTCCCTGGTATCGTAGATCAGTTTGTTACAGTTAAAAGTGGTAAGTTTGAGCCAGGTCGTGCAACTCGTGCAGCCTCAGACATTCCTTCTCGTGAAGGAGATCCGTACACCATAGCGGAAGAAGCAGGTACGATGATGACTGGACTTCGACCCTTGAAACTAAACATCGGACGGAGCTTACAATATCAAGGCGGTGAATACTCTGCTCTTCGTTCAAGTGCAGTGCAAATATTTACCAAGGTTGCAGATGATAACGATGCAACAGAACAAGATGTTTTGGACGCTTATGTAAAAGCTAACGAAGCAAAACGCAGGCACCAAGCTCAGTTAAAATCTCGTATCGATGCTGCAATGGCTGCGGGTATGGATCTTGGACAAGTATTTCAGGCGTTGAAGAATACAGGAGTATCTAAAAAAGAATTTAATTTAATCCTAAACAACCGTTACATGCCCATTAAAATTAGTAGAAATTTAATTCGAGAAGTTGCACAAGAAGTCAACGTAAAACGTGAAAACAGAATACTTCAGCAATTGCCTCGACAAAAAATCTCTGAGTTGGGACAAGAGTTTATTAATACCCCAATCATTCAAGACGATACTCCAGAATTTATCCCTCCTGAACCACTCGGACCAGTTGAAGATACAACCATTGATTCACAACCAACGGTAACACAGGTTCCTGTCAATCCACCGCAAGTACAACCAACGGTAACACAGAATAATCCACAGTCTATGCTACCGTTCTTGAGTGGCAATCCGATAGATGCATTGAAGAACCTTGAGATACTTCAAAGATTAAGGGGAACTAATCCGCCTCCTCAATAGTCAGTTTGATACCGTTACCACCAAATATTTTTAGCAGTTCGTCTGCCAAAGCTTCGGTGTCTTCTATTATTTGATCGTCTTTTGTAAGTGTAGCCAAGTTCAATGTTATGCCAATAAACTCTATGAGTGTATCAACTTGCATCTTGTGCATATCTCTAAGGCCAAGACTTTTAAATTCTTTTTCAAACATCATGTTATATCTCCCCAATCGTTTTGAATGTCTACGTCAATCTTCGAGGGAACCTTGAGCGGAACACCTGTTTCCATAATATCCCTGATTTTATCTGCTTGCTCTTGGCTTTCTATGTTAAAACATAGTTCATCATGCACCGTAAGCATAGGAGTAAGTCCCTCTTTATAGCAATCAAGCATCGCTTTCTTTGTTTGATCTGCTGCTGAACCTTGGATCAATCTGTTTAACGCTTTGTAAGTAAACGCTCTTTTGATCAAAGGTCCGTATTCTTTTTGTGCTTCGTCGTGTGGCAAAGGTTTACCCGCACCAAATTTTTTTGGCTCCCACAGTGGAAAACGGCACTTGCGTCCAAGCAAAGTTCGTATCTGACCAAACTTAGATGCTTGTTGTGTCGCCAGTTCTGCAAGAGATTTAACAAACGGAACTTTGTTTTGATGATTCTCCATCAGTTCCTTTGCTTCTTCTTTTGATATGTCTAACTGATTGGCTAACTTACCAACACCCATGCCATACATAATCCCCAGGTTTACAGTCTTAGCTTGCTTACGATCAATTCCTGCTATATCTGCTACCATCTGGTGTAAATCTACATCACCCGTGTTGAACTCTTCTACAATCTGATCCACCATGTCATGCCGGTTGACCCCTCGAACCGAAGCCGCAAAGTGAACAAGTAACCTTGGTTCTTGGCTTGAGTAATCGAATGATCCCCACTTGTACCCATCATCTGGAATAAAGAGGCCACGGATCAGTTTCTTTATATCCTTATCTCTGGCAGGTATTTGCTGAAGATTCGGATTGGAGCTTGAAAACCGACCCGTGACAGTGCCACCCTCATCGCGACGTGTAGAGTGGAGTTCTGTATGGATACGTCCATTGTGCTCATGTCGAAGGATGCTGTCAATAAAAGTTGAGTCGGCTTTGTCAAATTCTCTGAGCTTGACAAGTGTCTTACATACATCAGATGGGTGATTCGTCAGGAACTCTTTCGTAAAGCTTGGCGCACCTTTCTCGGTTCTTGGGTACGGTATATCAAGCTTATCAAACATCTTTGCAATAGACGCCGACGCCCATATGTCTACGTCTAGTCCTGATTCTTTCTTGAGAAACTTTCGAAATGAATCCGTTTTTTTCTTGATTAGTCTCTTATTTACATCAGCTTTGTCTAAATCAACCCTTACACCTCGTGTCCGCATGTCCAACATGCACGGTATCAATCCTATCTCAAGGTGCCAGATGTCCCACAACTCTTCCTTTTGCAGTATTGGTTTGAGTGCATCCCATAGTTTGAGTGTAGCAACGGCGTCTTGTTCTGCGTATGCACCCACATACTTGGGCGGTAGCTTCCACATCTCAGCCTTTGGATCTATGCCCCACTCTTTCGCAGCTGCCTGTAGGAGCTTCTCATCTTTCCGCTGAGAGATGTAATCCCTTGCCATGGCATCTAACCCGAAAGACCACCTGTTCTCGTCTACAAGCGCCCCTGTGATCATCGTATCGACTATCTTACCTTTGACCTCAATGCCCTCGGCACGTAACCAACCTGCATCGTAGGTGGCGTTGTGCATAATCACGTTCATATCTGGCACAGACAATTGTTTTTTGAGCCAACGCAACGTGAACTTCGGGTCTAGATTGTGTCCGTTTGAGTGCCGGATAGGAAAGTATCCTTGGTATTCCCCTGCTGCTACGGCTATGCCTATGATGTACCCATCGTTCCGTGCCCACCCAGGACCCAATGTTTTGATGTTTGGATCATAGGTTTCTAGATCAACGGATATTTCTTTGTAACCTGTGAGGTCTGGAAACTCTGGTGGTATGTTCCAGTCCACATCTACTAGATCCATTTCACCTCGGATCTGATAGTTTTGATCACTTCCGAATAGATTTTTTTGCATCTCTTATTATCTCCTCAACGCTTCGTTCGTTTCTTGTGACGAACTCTGCACCTAATGCTGTATATCCTGCCTTATCAATCCACGAATCTTCGTGGTCTATAGTCTCAAGTAGTCTGCTTGTTTTGACCCAGTCCATCATCAATGCGACGTGAGCTGCGGTCAGGTATCCGTGGGATCTTAACGCCCCACTTATGATTATGTTCCATCCCTCTGCAATGCGGTCATGGTTTTCAAAAGCGTCCCCGTAGTCTTTTGCACGAGGTCCGTTAACTAATTTCTCTGCTGCTTCTAGTAGTTCTTTCCTGTTCATAACATGTACCTGTATTTGTTCCCGGTTAAAACGATATAGAGATTGTGTCGTGCTCTTGTTACGCCGACATAAAAGGCTCGATGCTCATCATCTGGGTGATCACTGTTCACACATGCAGCGGTGGACTTATCCAACACCACACAATTGTCATCCTCTCCGCCTTTCATCGCGTGAAAAGTTGAGACTTTGATACGGGGTTTAGAAGTAAGATCCTCACCTCTACGATAAATCGCTTCAATGTACTCTCGTTCTTTGTAACTTACTTTCAGTACGTCATATGCCGCGTGACTTGCATCTCGTAGCAAACCAAACTCATCCAGAAGTGTGTCCATGTCTACTTCGTCTTCGGGAGTCAACACCTCCAAAAGTTTTGAGGCACCTCGTTTAACAACGGCATCCTCCCCTTGCTTGGGTACAGCAGCGTAAAGTCTTTTGATCCGTTCTGTATTAATCTTCTTGCCTTGGCACAGATCATCCCAGGTCATCATGTTCTCAACCAGTTTCTCTGAGATGCTAGGTCTGCCCTTGATAGAATATTTGAAACCAGAGTTTCGTAGAAAAGATGCAACGTCCCTGACATATCTATTTGTTCTTGCCATGATCGTCCAAGACCCTTCGTTCAAAGGTATCTGATCCATGTAATATACATATTCAACGGTGCCTAATTCATCACGAGGGTCAAACTTCTTTTCAATACGCCCATCAATACGGTTGGATATACTAGCTGCTAGTTCATGAACACGTCTTGGAATGCGATACGACTGTGTCAAATACTCAACATTACTAGAGCTTTGGATAAACAGGTTTACGTTTACACCAGTCCAACGGTGCACAGCTTGGTCGTCGTCGCCTGCAATAATTATCTTATCTGCACATTCAGACATGCCTTTGACCATCTCCCACTGTAGCGGTGTGAAATCTTGTGCTTCGTCCACAAACAAGTAGTCTAGGTTTGGATACTCACCCAGTTCAATGTACCGTTCAATCATGTCGATAAAGTCTACCTTGCCAGTGGTTCTCTTGTATTCTTGCAGTGTCTCTTGAAACTGTACCGCCTTGGCGTAGAACAAAGTGAAGTTGTTTGTTGCGCTGAACTCATCTTCCAGACTAACCATGCGATACCTCGAACGGCTGTCCATCTGTAAATAGTCTTGACCCGTGCCTCCTAAATTAGGAGTTCGCATCCCATCGTCTAGATCTATCTCGTCCTCTTTCTCAAACGACAGACCAATAGGTTCTCCAATGGCTTTGTAGTCTGCAAGTTTCATTACATCCTCTGGTTGCAAACCCAGACCATGAAACCCAAGAGAGTGACTGGTTCTCATAAACGGAAAGTCTTTGGACTCTAAATTAAACTGTGAACACGCACGGGTAATCATCTCCTCAATGGCTTTTCTTGTAAAAGATATCACACCTATACGAGAAGGATGCACTCCGCTTTGCAACGCCTCTTCTATCTCTTGGATCAATCGATAGGTTTTACCGCAACCTGGAGGTCCAAGTATCAGCTTACTATTATGTATCATACTCTTTGCCTCTTGGTCTGGTGTTTACCCAGTCTTCTATTTCAGACAAAACCCAACGACTCGATGATCGCTTGTTGTCCTCTGGCCCCAGAACTATGGGCTTTGGAAAACTGTCTGAGTTTTGTGATAGCTTGTAGACGTAAGATCGTGACACACCCAACAGATCTGCCACCTCACCCACTCTCAAAAGCCTATTAGAAGGGGATGTCATTTTCGAACTCCTCTTTTCCTAGTGTCATTTCTCCCTCGTCAAATGCAGGTATCCACCAACAACGTATGGTGCTTCTTACTTCACCCTTTGGTGTCCTCTTTACAATCGCTTGAACTGTGCTGTCACCACCAAGATTACGAATCATCTGTATGATCTGCGCTCTGGTATGACCAGTAAATCTGCGTTGATGCAAAAACTCCAAGAGTCCAGGCAAGGTGAACTTAGTAACTTCGGCATCTGTCCATGGCTTGCCCATCTCCATTTCTTCTGGAGCCAGTGCTCTGATATGACTTGTACAATATGTTTGCATGTGTTGCTTGAACTCCCCTGCCACAGTCAACTCCTCGGGAACATCGAGGTATGTAGCATTTTGCATAAGTGTATTGATAGTTTGTTGCCACTTCTGTGGCTTCATGGTCGGAGGCATAAAATTCTTTTGCTCCATACAGGCACGTTGCCAGAGCGTTTGGTTCTGTAGCTGCTCCGTGCTTAACTGTAACCGCTGACCGTTTACATCCATAAAATACAAACGTGGTTCTGATAACATGATGCTCAGGCCATCAACACGAGGTGCATCCGGCGCATCTCCTCCGATACCAAACTGCTGTTGAGCACAGACCGTAGGATCGCAATGGCTTTTGAAGGGTTCATCCTTACATGTGTACCCATATTCTTTCTTCTCATGTTGCTTGATTGTGTTCGTCACCTCTTGCGAACTCAAAGGTGGATTGAACATCGATCTATTCATCTCCTCCGCTTGTTGTTGCCAGTGATCTGGGTTGCTGAGTTTCGCATACTTGCACATCATGAATAGTAATTTGTTTCTTGGTTCGGATTGAGGTCCGTCTGCAAATATATGTTTCAAACATGGCGGCCCCTTGGGAAAGATCTCCCTGGGCTTAGACATCTGAAGTGCTTCAAGGTCGGCAAGGCTAGTCTGCTTCTTGTCTATCGCATCAAGGAACTCGTCCAGTTCCATGGCTTCAACCTTGCTGTTGAAACAATACCGTTGTGGCATCTCTGCATTGAAGTATGGCATGTTGATAAAGTTACCCACATCTCCACGCTCCGTAATGATTGTGTCTTGCTTTGGAAAGATTTCGCAACCGCTTTGTCCCAATGCAATAGACATCTCGGTAAGATACTCTCGCACCACTGCGGCTTGTTCAAACTCTTTGAGAAACAAATACAAATGCGCTCCACCAGATTTAGATCTGCAATGCAGCAGCGGAAGCTTTAACTTCTGTATTTTGTTCTGCAAACTTTTGTGATCGAGGTCATAGATATCTACGTCCAACGCACCCCACTTGCACATGTTATCTTCATCAATAGGAATAGCACCAACACCATTGACCCCGTCAATGTGCTGCTGAACTAACTCTTCAGTAAGAGGTTCCCTGATTATCCTGCTCTGTGATTCTGCTTTACCGTTACGATTTGTGCGACCAACGACAGTTGTACCATGTGCGTTCTTAGCCCCAACAAAAGCGGCAAGCAGTCTTTTTGATTGTGACATAACTGCTCCAAATAAAAGAGGGACAGTATAGGAGAACTGCCCCTCTCAGACTGCTAGAATGGGATTTCGTCGTCCTTAACTTCCGCACTCTTGTCATCAGAGGTATCAGGAGTGGAAGCCTTCTCCTCTGGTGCCGCAGCCTTTACCTCTCCGTCCTGCACTGAAACGAAGAGAGCCTTTGCTTGTTGGTACAAGTCTGTTTCTTTAATGCGACCCTCTAATTGTACAGAGTAGTTCGCATATGACTGATCGTTTTTGTTTGTCTCTTCAACAGAAGACACACGCCAGATGTTTGCAAAGATAGGAAGCTTAACAACCTGACCAGTCTTCGGATGTTTTGCTGTTTGCAGATTGATCTGTGACTTCCAACGACGGCTTACTTTCAATGCCGTGATCTTCATGTCCAAGACCGCAGGGTTCCACGCCCCATCTGAAGTTTCATACAACACATAGTAGTTGTCAGCTTTGACCATCTCGTTACCGTTTGGAAGAAGCTCTTTGTTTCCCTCCCGAACAGCTTGTTTGATGACTGGATCATCTGGTGCTAACTCACCTACAAATCCACCACCATCATCTATTGGCACCCACTCAGTGTACTTAGTGACAGACGCACAGGCAATGACACGCATACCCTCTGCTCCATCCCAGTATTCACTTGTCAGATTGTTGAAGATGTCGCCTGCACCAATACCTTTGATGTACTCAGGTTTGTTTTTGTTGACCTGTGGTGACATTTGTTGTGCCAACCGAATGAATGGCATAGTCATTTCTTCAGCGGCAAAGGAAGATCCTGCCCCTGCATCTGCAAAGATGTCATCCATTAACTCTGTGCTTACTTCCACACCTTTTGTTTTTGCTACTGCTGTGTTCATATTATTTCCTCCTTATTTCCGCAGTGTTCATTGAGTATGCCCCGAACAAGTCAAGGTCTATTGGTTTACCATCTGTAATACGCTCTTTCACAAACGCTTTGAGCGTTGATGCATGAACGTGGGTCTTGGTCTTTGGATCAAAACCCCTCTCTTGCAGCAAACCAACAACGTCCCCTGCAATATTGTCTTCACCTTTTCCAAAAGAAACAGTCACATCATTCTTGATGATGCTATCTAAATTGTTTTCTCGTAACCAGGTGTAAGCTTCTTCTCTCCTCGCAACTGGTATAGATGCGTGAACTTGTAGCTTAGTTGAAACGGTGAGACCATCTACATCGATACGATCTACACCCATCTCATCCATTAACATTGGAATTTGTTCCGCAGCTAACGAATGTTTTTGAGACTTCAAACTTTTCAAATGATTTTCAGCCTCATCAATCTTGTCCTCAAGGTTTCTCATATCTCTAACCAGAGAACTCAGTGTCTTGCCAGTGTCTGTGTCTACACTCTTTAACGCACTAGCCTCGTCAAAGATGTCTTCGAATATTTCATCATTCGCCATTACAAGTATTTCCTCTTCAGGGTTGATTTATGTGGACGCCTCGTGCTATCCACTGTATAGACATTAGTGGAGGTATATGATGGATGTCAACTACAAATTTAAATTAAAACCATTTAACCATCAACTCGAGGCATTGAAACTCGGTTGGGATCGCCGGGAGTTTGGCCTGTTCATGGAGATGGGAACAGGTAAGTCCAAGGTTTTGATCGACAACATGGGTATGCTGTACTTGCGGGGAGCAATAAACTTTGCTTTGGTCATCGCACCGAAAGGCGTTTACCGTAACTGGGTATCAAAAGAAATTCCAGAACATATGTCTGATGACATACCGTACAGAGTGATTCGATGGGTGGCCTCCCCCAATAAAAGTCAACAAGAAGAAATGCGTTCAGTCAAGGATCATTTCGAAGGTTTGACTATCTTTGTAATGAATGTCGAATCATTCTCCACGCCCAAAGGTAGGAACGGTGGCGAGTGGATGGCAAGAAAACTTGGCACCCACGGCATGATTGCCATAGACGAAAGCACAACTATCAAGAACCACAAAGCTAAACGAACCAAAGCACTGATGAAGATTGCAGCTGACTTCAAATACCGCAGACTTCTGACTGGTTCTCCGATTACCAAATCACCAATGGATATTTTTTCTCAGACTGAGTTTCTCCGCCCAGGTCTCTTGGGTTATGATTCGTACTACGCATTCCAAGGTCGGTACGCGATTATGGTACGCAAGACCATGGGTTCACACGCATTCCAACAGCTTGTCGGATACCGCAACTTGGATGAACTCACTGCAAAGATAGACCAATTCAGTTATCGCGTTTTGAAAAAGGACTGCCTCGATCTCCCAGATAAAATATACACTGTCCGATATGTAGGCATGACCGCAGAACAAGTAAACATGTACAACCAGATCCGTAAACATGCCATGGTTCTGTTGGAAAATGGAGAGATGAGCACGGCTCCGGCTGTCATTACACAGATGCTCCGATTGCAACAGATCCTGTCGGGACATCTCAAGACCGACGATGGTGACATGGTGTACTTCCAATCCAAACGTATGGAGGCACTGCAAGAAATACTGGAAGAGCATGATGGTAAAGTTATTGTCTGGTCTCGGTTCCGATACGACATCCAACAAATTGTGTCTACACTCAACGAAAAGTATGGCGAAGGTTACGCAGCTGCCTACTACGGGGATACTTCAGACGAAGATCGAAACAACATTGTCCAAGACTTTCAAAACCCAGACCATCCATTGAAATGTTTCGTTGGTAATCCTGCAACCGCAGGCTATGGTCTGACGTTGACTGAAGCTAACCTGGTGGTCTACTATGCTAACGACTTTAATCTTGAAACTCGTATCCAGTCAGAGGATCGAGCACATCGGATTGGACAGAAGAACAACGTGACCTATGTTGATTTGATAACTGAGCGCACAATAGATGAGCATATCGTCAAAGCACTCCGTGCAAAGATAGACATAGGTGCAAAGGTGTTAGGTGAAGAGGCAAAGAAATGGCTAAGTTTGACCCCGAAAAAGTAACACAGCTTATGGTAGAACGTGCAACTGGGTACGCATCCCGCGAAACAGCAGCAAAAGAACTGGCAGAAATGACTGGTCTTGATTTCGATGTAGCCAAAGCATTCTGTTCCAACCTCAAACCCCGTGGCTCTGCCGGACTTGCCGAGGTCAGAGGCTACAAAAAAGGTGAGTGGCCTAAAAAAAAGACCCCCTAACTGGGGGTCAGTTTGAGTGAAAGACCACAGGCATGGATCTTTCTCATCGAGCAGTTAAAATATACTATCATGCAGCTTGCATTTCATCAACAGCTTTCCGTATCATAACCGAAAGTTGACGAGCCATGGATCTTTGCTCGTGCTCTGACAGTTTACGAAGCGCATCATGATCTTCTTTCAACAATCCAACATTCTGAAACTGTTGTTTATCTGAATCCTTCATCTTTTTTCTCGGCATACTTGTCTCCTTTTTGTTATTACTTGTACACTACATGGCGCTAACTAACAAGTACATATGCCGTTACTTCTTTAAAAAGATCTGGGCGCAGCTCAAGCACAGATTCCACTGTGTCTTCGTTTAGTTTTGTTTCGTTTGCGATCTCTTCCAGTGTCCAGACTTCGTCGTTCTCTTCAAAAAACTTTTTCACAATAGCAGTCTCGTGTCTTTTGTCTTTGCGACCCTCACGATCTATAGCGTGGAGGTATCCCTCAACGGCATCACTGTCCATTCCCTCCTCAATCCGAATACAACGCCAAGGTATTTGATCTCTCTTGTCCTCATAGTTTGGAATGCAATGTGCGTAAACCATTTGCCCTTCCTCCAGGTTCATGCGCTGTACAATTCTTGTGTTAAAGAACACCGCCTCCCCTGCTTCGGTTGCACCGAACGCACTGTTTGAATTTGTTATCCCATCAACAATGACAGGCATGGCAGTAGTATTAAAACCTTGGGTCATATATCTCTCCTTTGTTAAGTTTTTCTTTGTATTCTAAAATCTCACGAACAAGCCCCTCAATCCTTGGATCTTGGGGATCATCCCATTCTATATCGTCAAGTTCTTTTTGTCTATTTCGTAGTAATTCTACTATTGAATCTAGTCTTTCGTCCATTTATTCTCCTCACTGAGGCTAACGCTCACCTCGGGTAAAGGTGAAGGATTGTTCCCCGCGTTGGCCTCACGATCTTTCCATGGTGGTTTAGCCAAGCTTACTTCGCTCTTCTTTCTGTATGCTTCTCTACGTTTGTAACCCATCCATTCTTTCTGCGCCTCAGTCCATCGTTTCATATTCTAACTCCGTTTGTTCTCAACTTTGAAACAAACGACTTTAACTCTTCTCGCGCACGAAACAAGTCCTGTTGTATGTTAGGTCTCGCGTCGTATCTATATCGTTCTTCTTCCAACCTGTTGACCTGTTGTTTTAAAAAACGATATTCAAACTTTTGCGCAGGAGTTAGTGATTCATCACCCATCTGGTCTCACCTTCGGTTTGATAATTTTCCGAACGCCGGAAGTAAACGGTGTGCGTCGGCAATACATCATGATCTCCTTGCCGTATGTATCGGCAAGCACATCGTACAGATCATCAAGTACCCCGTCACCCATAGCTTCGTAACATTCATGTTCGCTTGGAAAAATTGCAGTGGTGGATACGTCTTGGTCTTCGACCACATATTCAATGATCAACAATGTGTAGAATAGTTTAAACATCCTTGACCACCTCCCATACGCCTTCAGATCCTGCGTTTAATTCTGTGTCCCGAATCAAACCTTTGTTGTGCAGCTGAGATAAATTATTACGCACAATTGATAGCTTCAAACCCATGCGGTCTGCGAGTTGCCGAGCGGTTCCTGGGCCTCGATCGAGTTCAGCCAAGACTTGCTCCTTCCGAGTAAGTGCCTTGTTACTTTGACGCTTGCTAGTTAGCTTCTTCCAAAATTCTTTGATCATCAGATACTCCTTTCCATTCTATGTATAGATCTTTAATCAATCGTTTAGTCATGTATCGCAGTGCCCTGTTGTGGGCGTGTCCGTCCGTCTCAACTCTCTCACGTTCCATTAACTTTCGAGTGTCATAGAGTTGTCTGTATGGACCTGCATTTTCTTCTTTGCCTTGAGCTTTCAACAAACTGTCTCCGATTGTCCAGAATACAGCGTGTCTTGATGGACTGTAGCCATGCAGTATAGCCATGTCTTTGTTGGAGTGTTTGCGTTGACGCTCACCTTCGATAACGGCAAGTCCTGCACGTTTGTATATTCCGTCAAGTTCCTTATCATAGGCCATGAAGTCGCCTATCTCTCCGACAGTGGCTGCAAGACCAAGATGCCCGAAACCTTTTACCTTGTCTACAAAAGTTGAGACAGGCAGTATCTTGGCATAGTTGGCTAGTTGTTTTTCAAGACGCTTACGCTCTTGCAGTATTGGCTTACGTGCCTCGAACAACGCATTGAACTGTGAGTATTCGATCAGTGTAGCCTGACCAGTGCTTAGTTCTTTGTAGAACTTGTCACCCTCTTTCTTGTCACCGTCTCGTAGAGATCGGCACATGGCTTTAATCTGCAACACCAGTTTGGTGTCGGCGCGTACCATGTTCTGGCGGTCACGCCAGTAGTAGTTTATTTGTGCTATAGTCGGGTCTTCATATCTTGTATCCATATTGGATCTCCTTGGTTGCGAGGCGTTCGATAAATGGCATTTCTGCGAATCGAAGCTGGCCTCTGGTTAAAATTAGGCGTCAGTAACCTGGCATTGCTGCGTTTTTATAACGGCCCAAAACTGGTGGGGAAGGGTGTTCTCCTTATGACATTCCTGTGATGGTTAATTGACCCTTCCCTTTGGAGGCGATATATGTATGACCTTTCGGCTTGAATGACGTGGCCTCCGTAAAACTGATCGAGGAGGGTGTGGCCGTTTTGACATTTCTGAGAAGCCCTCTTGACCCTCCCCTAACTGGTGGAGGCGGTGTCGGGGTGACGTTCCTGTGGCGGATTTTTGACCTCCATAAACTGGTCGGGAAGGGTGTGGCCGTTTTGACATTTCTGAGAAGCCTTGTTGACCCTCCCCTAACTGGTGGGAGCAATCTTCGTATGACATTTCTGTGTGATGTTGTTGGCTCCCGTAAACTAATCGGGAGGGGTGTACTATGACTGACATTCCTGTGATTCTTGACTGACCCTTCCCTAA